ACCTTGCGCTATTTCACGAGGGTAACATACTGTCTGCAATCCTCTAGCAAAAGCGTTAATCTCATACGAGTTTTCCATGACATACATGCGTCCAGCGTAATTCTGCTCTAAGACAGTGACTCTTGTTTTAGACACACTCTTGATAATCCCTGTGTGCCCCCATTGTGTTGTATAAAACGGAGCACCAAAATTTGCTTTAACATTATAGATACCGCCAGCTTGCAAGTTGCCAGCATTAGGCGACCTGTCTAGCTTCCAACCGTATTGACCCCAATTGTAATCAGTACCGATTAAAGCAGCAGCCATACCACCGCCAATCCGACCACGGATACCACCGATAGAACTATCAATCCAAGCTCCATCTAACTTTTTGGCGTACCAACCTGACAAAGCGTAACATTGCCCCGAGCCGATTCTACGACCTTTAAGTCTAGTAGCTTCATTTAGTGCTTGTATTGTCTTAGTGGCTCTTCTAGCGACGTTTACGGCGGTTATGGGCTTTACAGGAGTCTGCCACAACTTATCAATAGTATCTAGGATATTCCCAGTTACTTTATTGATCCCATTGCGGATATTAGTCATCAAGTTTGTGTAGCTTTGATAACCTGCTGCTGCGTAGTCATATTTAGCGCCACCAGCTCTAAAAAGTCCTTTTGTGTAGTCCGCTAGGTTCTTTTTGCCGACAACATTATAAATCCCTTGCTTAGCTAAAAGATAAGTATAGTCTTTTAAAAAGTCGTCTACACTAGCGTAGTGCATATACGTTCCGCCCTCATTTGCAGGACGAGCCATTCCAGTAGTGACTTTTACTCCGCTTGGTCGTGTTTGTGCTCCACCTGTCATTCCTGACCAGTTGTTATCACGCCTACCGACAGTTGAGTCACCCCAAAAGCTCTCTAAATAAAGTTGCGTGATGATTCCACTTGGCAAAATATTATATTGCACTGCGTAGTTAATAATAGCTTGTACGTTGGCTTTTTTGATTGTGTGACCGTAATATTTAATATCGCCGCCTAAGTACGTGCGATTTGAACCAACCGTTTTAGTGACTTTACGAGTTACAGGATTAGAAATAACGCGCTCGCCTTTGACTGTCTTTTTGCCGTACGGGCGTATGGCATTATAAATCTGGCGCTTGTCAACTGTTTTCCTTATCCCAGAAATATTTTTTTGATAGCGTAATATCACATCGGTCTTATCACGACCTACACCATAAGATTTGCCCTCCTCGTATTCTTTGTAAATATTAATGATGAGTTGCTTAAACGTGTGATTGAAATTAAGCTTTGTCTCAAACTCAATTTCTGCATCGAAATTATTAGCAATTAACAAAAGACGAGCTAACTTAGTTTCTTGACTAGTCCATTCCAATGTAAGTTTTTTGTCCTTAACTTCGTTTGTGCCAACTGTCAAAGCACCCCAGTTTAAAATATCAAATTGCACAAGGTACTCTTCAAACGACATCGCTTTAGTTGCTTTATATGCGTTGCAATACTCATTTAGCAACTCTAAATTAAGATTTTCACAATAACAATCAATTTGTTTTTCATCTTCATCAATTTTCATGATGTTTAACAATTGTACTTTACCTTTGTGCACAAAAGAGACAAATGCTTGATCGTTTAGTACGTGATATTTATGACTAAGTGGGCTATCGCCAAGCAAATCTTTTTTATAAACGGAGAATTCTAGTACAGACGAGCCAGTCTTTTGCTTTCTATACCACTTGTGGTTAAAGTAATTCAAAGCTCCTTGTTTATCATTATCCAAAAAAAGGACAGGTTTTAAATCCGGTCCATGAATTGTTAACATTTATTTGTACCTCTCTTCAAAATCAATTGATATATCAGGTAGCGCTGCGACCCAGCTAGACAAGTGTACGACTAACTCTGATTCTCCTGGCGGAATCGAAATCATCTTAGAACCTAACACCACATCTTGTATTGAATCTATATCTTTTGTACTTACAGTGTCATTTTCAAAGTTAATGATAACCTCATCCCCCGGCTGGTACTTATTGACGATATTGTTGTAATGAGACACTCCCATTTTTTCAAAATTGACTTTTTCAAACAGGTTGTAGTTGATATATTTAGAGCTATCACTACATGTCCCCATTGCAAGATGTATCTTGCGGGATTTTTTTCCTTTAAGGGACGGAACAGTTACATGATGATGCGCACCGTTAAAGTAAATACGAAACTTATCTTCTTCTCTAAAAATCTCAACCGCCCTGCTTCTATTCATCGAAAAAGGATTGTGATAATTTCTATCTGCCTGAAATTCAAACTGCTTGTAAAATCTCCAGCCTACACCGTCATCATCAAGAGCAAAAAAATTGTATTCTGTTTCAAAACCATTTTTTCGTTTGTAAGTTTCGATTCCATACAAAAACTCGTCATTCCCTTCATCATCGATTCCCGTTACACAAAGCTTTAAAAAACCTTTTTGATCCTGCGCAGTAGCAATAAAAATCTGTTGCCACCACAGGTGCTCATTGAGAGTGTATTCTCCGTTTGAGTCTGGGTTAATAGTAAATGTCCGTGTTCCGACATGCTCGCCGTAACCCGGTGTAGTCCCTCTATTTCCAATAACAACATATTCACCGCCTTTACCAGAACCCAGAATATTATCAAGGCGCATACGCTTTAATTGCGAGTCAAATGTTGGTGGCATATAGTTGAGTTTTGCGACATTTGGCGCACCTTCTAAAGCTTGTGCAATCTCTTTTGAGTAATCAAAAAGGACTTCGTTACGATGAACGATAGTCCCATCTTCTTCTTCTGGCGAACCAAGGGCAAAAGCCCCCGTTTCGTTTGCTATCCCTATGTATCCATTCTCCCCCAAATGCTTGACTCTTATTATAGGGAATGCGTGTGCTGTACCGTTGTTTTTTATCTTAAAAGTCATTTTGTTTCCGTCTTGACTGTAATCTTTAAAACGCTTATAAGATGTTGAGTGAGCGTATCCATCCGCAATTATAAAAGTCAATTCACCGAAACCACTCATTTTAATTTCTTTAAAATTAAAATCTCCGACTTGAGTCGCTAAAAAATATCTGTCAGGAACATGACTAAACATTAGCATTTTTGGTTTTTTTGAATATAGAGCAAGTTGTAACGCATCGTAGTCATCAACACTATTGTACTTTACCCAAAACGGTACTTTAATAACTTTGTGTTTAGCCCTAGTATTGATAAAAATACTTCCATCGCTTGATTTTATATCTTTTAAATCAGGGTCATAGTCTGCACCGTTAAAAATAGTAAAGCCGTCTGTAATCGTTATCCACTTTGTTAACTCGACATCACCAAAATACGCTTTTACAGTTTTATAGTCTACCAAGCATTTATACCCCCTAATCTTTTCTCTGTCTGTTCGTCAAATTTTTGCCTTGCTGCGATAGGTTTCGCAACAATTCTAGCAAATTCATTTTTATCAAATTGCGCCGATACAACCACAGGTCTATCGGCTATATTTTTGATGGCTGACAACAAAGTAAAGTTATCTAAGTTATAATTACCTGCGCTAGATACTTGACTAGATAAATTTGTGTTTAAGCTGTTTATTTTATCGCTGTTAGCGCTGTAATTAGTGTTTACATCAAAAGCAAACTGAGGTTGACCAAATGACGACTGCATTTCATCAGCCATGCTATTTACCAAGTTTTTGACTGGTTTAAATTTGTCAACAAGTCCTTGATGTAGCCCTTCCATGATTGCATTACCAGCTGGAATAAGCAAACGTCTGTCATAGCTTATAGGACCTTTGTGGTCTCTTATCCAACCAGCTATGTCACCGACAAAGTTTTTCACATCTCCCCAAGAATCTTCTAAGCCACGTAGAAAACCATTCATGATGGCTTTTCCTGCGCTCCACAAATCAATAGACCTAATTGCGCTGACAAGTCTACTTCCGATATTATTAGCAGTTTCACCTATTTTACCTATAACGCTCAATATACCTTTGACCATAGAAATAAGAAGCTGAACACCCAAACTAATAACTTTGGGGAGGTTGCTTGCTATTCCTCCTGCTAAAACAGCTATAATTTTCCCGACAGTTATTATTATGTCAGGTAATCTAGCTATAATACCTTGCACTAAATAAGATATGATTTCAACCCCTTTTTTTAGAATGGTTGGGAAATTAGCTTGTAACATTGATATAAAATTAGAAATAACAGTTACAGCTGTAGTTGCTATTTGTGGTAAATTAGCTAACAGTCCATCTACTAAATTTAAAATAATAGTAGCGCCAGCCCTCAATAGATTCGGGATGCTTTGAACCACAAAAGCGACAAAGTCAGTAAATATTTTTCCTGCTGCTGCCATAAAAGATGGGTAAGCAGCTAAAAAACCATTAACAAAGTTGACAATAAAGTTAACACCACTTGCTAATATTGATGGTCCGCTCGTCTGCATAAAACTCACAATTTGAGGAATCAACTCCGAAAATGTCAAATAGATAACAGAACCAAAACCCTTAAAAACGTTTGTCAGCATCGGAATAAAGTTATTTAAAACAAAGTTGCTTGTTGTGTCAAATAGCGCTTTAAGCGATGGTTTGATGTCCTCACCTAAAGCCATTTTCCCAAGTAAGTTTTTTGATGCTGCCTTCATCGCTTCAAATGACCCTGTGAATGTTGTTGCTGCTTCTTTAGCAGTTGTCCCAGTTATCCCGATTTTCCCTTGAATAGCATGAATCGCTTCATACACATCTGACAAGTTCGAGATGTCATATTTTTTCCCTGTTAGTTTTTGAGCATCGGCTAGCAGTCGTTTCATTTCTTCTTGCGTTCCGCCATAACCCAGTTTTAAGTTGTCGAGCATGGTATAGTTCTGCTTAGCAAAACCTTGATAGGCGTACTGTATGGATTCCATGGAAGTACCCATTTTATTAGAGTTGTCAGCCATGTCTATCATCGCCATGTTAGCGACCTTTGCAGCCTTAGCAGTATCACCACCTAAGGATTGCAACAAGCTCGCACTAAAACCTGTCACACTCTCCATATATGCATTAGCTGACAAGCCTGTTGTTTTGTAAGCTTCGTCTGCGTATTTTTTGACTAAGTTAGCGTTGTCTTTAAAAAGGGTTTCAACTCCCCCAAGAGATTGTTGCAACGCAGCCCCTTCAGAAATCGAAGAAGAAATGGCTTTAGTTATCATCTCGCCTATTTTAGACGCAGCGATGACACTACCTAGAACCCCAATCAATTTGCCGCCAATCAAACCGCCAGCGGAACTACCTGCACTTGACGCTTCGGGGCTTAGTGCATTGCTTATAGACCCAGAAATCCCTTTAGCTGATGGCATAATCTGCACATAAGCCTGTCCTAAATTTGTAGCCATTAACTATCACCCCCAAGCGTTGTTAAAAATCTCTTTCTAGCGTTTTCAAATTCCTTGCCACTTGCAAAAGCTTTAATATCTTTGTCTTTGGGCTGATTATCAAACAATGACGATAACATTTCAGGTCTATTCTTCCCTTTTTGCCCGTCAGCTGTTTTCATCCACACAAGCATTCCGAGCCTATCAAACACACCGGCTAAAAGGCGCTTTTCAAATGTTGCATTACTACCCGACAAAGATTGATGTATTCTTGAGTCTTCTCTTAGACCTAAAGAAAAAACAGCTACTTTTAAAGGTGGTAGCTGTTTATAATCATATATATTATAAGTTTCTGCTAAGTCGCACACTAGAGCGTCTTCATCCGCTTTTAACATTGTGGCAAGGGCTATTATTTTTTTAATTGACCGCTCTCAAAGATTTCTTTAACTTCTTCCATGATAGCCTCTGTCGAGACTGTCCCATCTTCTGAACGTAGATGGTTTTTTAAATCTTCAACTTGATGACCTAAAAGTAATCTGAGCACTTTAGGCAAAAGAAGCGGAGAAGTTTCCAGCTCCGCAAGTGCTTCTACCAATTCGTAATTTTTCAATCGTGATTCTTCAATTTCGTATTTAAATCCTGACTTTGTTTCCACTATCCAGCTCCTTTAATATATTCGTAATGAGTGTTACCTTCTGCGTCCGGAAACGCTTGTACAGTTGTTTCATAACCTGCTGCTTCATTGTCAACGTATTTAATCTCGCCGACCTCTGCAACTTTACCTTTTGGTATAACAATGCGTTTAACTGTGTTGTTTTTCAAAATCATTTCAATCACTAAACAATGTTCTTCTAGTGCTTTTGAGTTTGATTTTACTGTAATACCATTTTTGAGGTCACCAGAAACATTATCTTTCCCATAAATTTCTTTTAAAACTTCGATGTTCAACGTTTCAATTAGTGTATATGTAAATTTATCTGCTTTACTCTTTTGAGCGGATTCTACAACATCACCGCCCCAAGCTTTGATTTCTTCACTCTCACGTTTATCCTCATTTGATAAGCCATCTTCCGAAATGTAGCCTAAAGATTTAAACGCTTCGTTTAATTCTGTTGTTGTATCTTTTGGCAGTTCTGTGCCAATCGGCGCAGTATAAATAGCACCGCCAATTTTAGGTTTAGCAGTAGTCACATTTGATGAGTTTGCTACCATGTTTCCTCCTTAATAATAATTTATATCAAATACCGCTTGATAACGATATTTTTTAGTTTGTGTGTCTGTGAAATTATAGTCTGCGTTCAAGTGCACCCCAGAAACTTCCGGTAGTTCTTCTAATTGCTCGACAACTATTTTTACCTCTTCGTTTAATGTCGCTGCTTCGTACATACTTTCAGCGTACGACTGGAAGGCAAAGGTTGCGCTACAAACATGATTTTTCTTTGTTCCTCCTGTTTTTTCCAAGATAACATACCGATTGTAATTATCCGTTCGATGTTCGAAAAAGCAAGGTACACTTAAATGTTTGTCTAAATGTTTTTTGATAATTAATTCTATCATCAGCGCACCGCCTTAAGAAGTGTGTTGTTAGCATAGACATCTTTTTTGGCTTTGTGGCTTACTGCTGCTACTTTTGCATTAGCACGATTTTTACCAATAAAAATATCTTGCTCGTAACCTTTTCCGCATCTGTCCTTTATAGACGTTGCGTGCTTTTTTAAAACATCTTGCATAGGTTGCGACTTCATCAAGTCAGATACGCCTTTTCCATCAAGTTTAAATTTAAAACTACTCATATCTTTCGACCATCACTTTCTTGTTCCATCGCAGGGGTATCAATTCATCAATACCTTGAGTTGGAATACCAAGCGTTCTAAATCTTTCCCCAAAAAATCTAACTTCTTTGTCTTTCCAGTTGTGATTATCGCCTTTGGGAATTGCAAGAGTATATTCAACTTTTTTACCAGTCAAGGACAATTGATTTGTGATGTCGTCCGAAGTTGTTGGAGCAACAAGTACATCTTCTACAATTATTTCTTTATCTGTTTTCGTTGGGTTTCCAAAAGGGTCTATACCGCTAGTCACTTTGTCTACTAAAGTAACAGTTATCCCCTTCAATTTCACCATAAATTTCAACTCCTCCATATCGTTGCTGTTTAAGCCCGAGTCTTTTTAACTCATTATCTTTGATAAAAAGACCGCCTCCAGGTACTAAATACGTACCCGACCAAGTGTAGCCAAGCGCTGACTGACTTTCTTGCGACATCGGTTCACCTTGTGTAGACGTCATTAAAGTTCTTGCAACAATGTCTACAGTTACCGATTTTAAAACATTAGCAAAGTAGGGTTTTTCTAAAAGTGTCTTATCTAAATTTTTACCTACCCTACTAGCTTCTAATCTCAGCGTGTCCGATACCGTTCCTAACAGCGCTTCGGCTCGCTTGATTTCATCAACGGACAATTGACGCCACAGTAAAATGACGTCGTCCGTTGTTGCAAAATTTGACATTGGTTACCTCCTATTTAGGGAGCAACTCTAAAAGCTCCTGTTTAGTAGCTGACGAGCTATATTCAATTCCTAAACTTGTTAAATGTTCTTTTAACGTTTGTACAGTCCAGTTTTTATCACCGCTCGCTTGTTGTTCGCTAGCTGTTTCGCCAACCGTTTCCCAATCACCTAATAAGGTGCAGTCTGTGACTACGACCGCACCCGTATTTTTGTCTTTATAAATCATCCTTGTACCTCAACACGCGCAAATGCTTTTTCATCTAAAAGACCCCAACCAATAAATGCTTCTGAGCGTAATAAAATTTCGTTGTATGCTTTAAGGTCACGACCAGAGCCGTCGGGGTCCCCGTATTCGATAATTTCTAGTGGGATATTTTCAGCGTACCCCCACTTAAACATGTTGCGGAAGTCTCCGACAATGGCATGGTCTACTTTTGAATTGCCGTTTCTTGATTTGACTGTCAACGTTTTGTTAATGTCTAACTCCATGTTGAAGAAATTGTTAGGACGTTGACCAAAGCGAAATTCTGGGTACATAATGTTGTCAAATTTATCTTTACGTTTAGACATGTCTTGGCCAGCTTGGGGTGAAAGAGCAATACCGGTTACTTCATTACCATTCGCTACGATAGTGTTCACAGCTGCATCGATATTGTCATCGATTTTGTCAGCTTCGTATTTAATAGTGTTCCCTGTTACTGCGCCATCAAAAGAGTTTGTAGCTTTGAATGTAGCGTCTGTCAACGTGTAAGGCTCAAGACCATGAATAGCAGCAATATCAAAAGCTTCCGCAATTTTTTTAGCAAAACCATCAGCGTAATGTTTCAAGAAATCCAAGCGCTTTTCTTCTGATGAGTATTTAAACTCGTCTGTAATACGTGCTTGATAAACAAATTTTAATGGTTTAATAACCTTTGATGTTACTTCTGCGCTATTACCTAGTTTTTGCTTGCCCTCACCAACAATTTGAGCATTGCCGTCAAGATTAAAAATGAATTGTTCTACTCCATTAAACGGGATAGGTGTCTGTCCTGAAAGTTTAGCAAGTGTAGAATGTCCTTGTACCTTGCTCATGATTTCTGTTACTAATTCAGGTTTAAATAGTGTATCTGCTTTAAGTGGATTTGCCATGTTTTATTCTCCTTTGTTAATTAAATTACGTGCCATTTCAGCCCAACCTTGTTCTTTTGGGTCTGTTACAGCTGGTTCATTTGATTTTACTGGTGGTAATTGCTGTTTAGGTGTAATGTACCCTGCTAGCAATTCTGCATCAGCTTTAAAGCCTTCAACGTCATCACCACGAAGTCGGTCCGCTAAATCAATCGGAAGCCCAAATTCTGTTGCAATACGTTGCTTAGCTGACTGTAATTTTGTTCGGGTGAGTTCACCGTTAGCTGTTTCTAGTTGATTTGACAATTCTGTCTTTTCCGTTTTAAGCCCTTCGATTGTAGAGTGATAAGCCGCTTCTTTTGTTTCAAAATCAGCAACTTTCTTCTTGAGTTCTTCATAATCGCTAAATTTCTCACGTTCTCGAGCTACACGAGCTTTAACAATTGCGTCCAACTCTTCTTGCGAAGTAATGCTTTTAAATTCTGACATAATAACGTCCTTTCCCTGATTTCCCGTCAGTTCGGTATTTTTGCATATAAAAAAAGACAACATATTTTTGTGCTGTCTTTTTTAATATAGTACTCTTTGCTTTCTTTTTGGCTTAGTCGTAGAGCATAGCCAGTGCGCAAGCAACGCACTATCCATTAACGATATATCTTTATCTTCATAAAGTGACTTGTATCCAAAACCACCATTAGAACCAATCTGTCTTTTTTCGCAGTTTGTCACAACTGCTGTTAAGGACGGCTGGTCATTGTGACAAATGGTTTTCTGCATGATAGCTTGTTCCCACATTGCATTAGCGGTTATTATTTCGGCAACTTTTGGCAATTCTGGCTTTCTAAGTCCGTGAGCTTTCATTTCTTGGGCTAACAACTCTTGACCGTTTGCACCATCAATAGCGACCTTTTCAATTTCAGCAGATTTTAAAAAATCAATTATCCATTGAGTACCATTTCTAACAGATAGACAATCTATCGACTCAACAAATACTTTATCTTCTTCTGTTTTTGCTGCGATTGATAAGGATACGTTATTACCGTCTTGACCAAACTTAACCCCAACAAAAAGCTTACTTTTGAGTTCTGGCATCCGCTCATTTTTTAGTCTGCTCCACTCTTTTTCAGATATGACAGATTTTTGATTAAATGTTGGCCAGTATCCTAAACGCTGTATGTTGTGGTCGATTTCGTCTTCACCAAGTTCGGCTTCTATTTTCCGCTCATTTAGGTGGAAACCCATTGATGGGTTTGAAATGTACCAAGCTGAAACATCGTTAATCTTAACCATTTCAGGTACTGACCATTCAGCCCAACCCGAATAGCGTTTATTGCCTTTCAAGCACTCTTTGCGATAAGATTCAAAGACCGTACCAGTTGATACCATTGTAGGAGGCGTTCCACACATTACAGTCATGGGGTTATTGCTGTCTGTTACTGTATACTTTAACGCAGATTCTTGTTCAGAAGTGTATTCTTGCGCTTCGTCAATAACAAGTAAGTCAAAGCCCTCGCCGAGACCTCCGTTAGATGTTCTTGTTCTAAACTGGATAACAGAACCGCTTGACTTAAATTCTATTCGCTCCTGCCCTTTAGCTTTATTTGATATAAAATCTTCACCATCAACATAGCCCGACATCTCAAGATATTTTTTAACCTTTTCAAAGGAAGAATGAGATGTGCTGATTCTGTGTGCTGTGTGTAAGATTTTTAGACCTTTGTGCAAAGCCCACAACTCAAGGATATACACGACTTCCGTTTTACCGTTTCGCCGCGGGATAGCATAGCCATATTTTTGATGAACCCAAAGCTTATCATCGTTAATAGCCATGATGGGAGCTAGCATATTTTCTTGCCACGGATAGCAATTAAGACCCGTTTTTTTATAAAGGTCAATCGCTTCATGTGATAATGATATAGCGTAATGTAAATTTACCGATTGCGTAGGGCGTTGATTGCCAAGTTTATTTGTCTTAGTAATCATGCTTTAGTCCTTTCAATCGTCTTCCATGATAACCCTATCGGTGGGAGGATTTCGCCTAAAAATATTCTTTGTTAAATATATCAATGATACCTTTTATAAACCCAACAATGATAACTAAAAGGATTGCGACCCAAAAACAAAAGAATATTGCGCCCATAATCCAAAAAGATAAATTCCAAAAAATCATATTACCTCCACATTTTTGTATGAGAGTTTTGAATACCCCTTGAGTCTTTTGGGTGATACTCAACTATACAATCACAATTGTTATGTCTCATATATATTTTTTTATCAACTGGATAGGTATACGTCCCAGCTAATTTTTCGCAAAACTCACAACAACCTGCGACAACCGTTCTTGTCAATTTAGGCACAAGTCCAACTTTTGCATGGAAGTCTACATTTGTCATTATAAAATCATCTACAACCGATTGAGTAAAATTTACTACTGGGTCTTTCAATATCCATTTGACATCATCGAAGTTTTCTTCTGAGTTAAGTCTGTTCACAAATCCGTTGACTTTATCTTGATTGATTTTTGGTGATTTTGGTTTGAGATTGATGTTAGCGCTCTTGTTGACAAATGACTGTACAGTTTCAAGATAGCTCGTTACAATTTTGTGGTTGTTGCCAAGAACATCATTTAAAATTCTGTCAGCTATATTGTAATACATTCTGCTATCTGGCAAAACTTGAGCGCTTATTTTATTACCTAAAACTTCTGATAAGATAACCCCAGTTTCTTTAGCGAACTCGTAAGCATTCTTGTAATTTTTCTGCTCTTTTAAAAGCCTTTTGATAACTTCGCTTTTATTAAACTTAGTATTAAATTCTTTTTTGATTTCATCTAGCAGTTTTGGGACTATATCTTCATTCATTGCTTCCGTCCTTTTTTATTCCAGTCAAATCGTAAATAGTCTCTTCACCAATAAAGTTCGGCATGCCTTGGTTAAATTTAGAAACAGCATCACCAACCAAGTTTAGCATAGCCGCATCCGCCTCAAACAGCGGTGCCCACTTCACTTCTGTGTCCATAAAAGCAGACCTCGAATACTTCATCCTGTCCCTAAGGCAAACAGACACATAAGCGACATTTAAAAAACCAGACGAGAAAGAGCGTTGTGCTTTTCTTCCCGCCGCCCTTAAATTTTCGTGTGCCGCTTTGATAGCTTCAACGGATGATGGGTTGTCTGATGGAAATCCTAAGTCATCTAAAGTAAGACCACAACCACCAGCAAAAAGTGAAGCGTACATTTTTAGATGGTCAAAGAATGGACTCATATTAGCAGCCGCAAACTGACCAACACTAGGCTTTCCGCCATCTTCATCTTGGTCAAATTGCAATAGCGTTGAAACTGTGGCTTTCCAGGCTTCCATCGGCTCAGCGTCTTGACTCAGACCTAATACATACTTTTGTGGGAATGAGTAAAACTCCGCTGTAACCTCTGCACGTTCAAGCGTTCTTTTTGCCGCTTTTTGGTGGTACATTCCGGCTTTAGTAATACGACTACGCCCAAACGGTCTAACTGCGTCGGGTCTATGTATGATAGGTACTAGTAGCGGTTGACCTGTTGGATTAGTTATATAATATGGCTCTTTGTCTTTTGGATAGTACCAAGTTACATCTTTGGTGAAATACGCTTCGAGCGTCGGCATATCGTCTTTATCTGTTTCAAGTACAGCATAACCTTCTGTTAATAAAAATGTTGTTGGGTCTAAAATCCCAGTTGCTTTACTGGCTTCGATTACTTGCAATTTTGGGATAATATCATTTTCGTTGTTTGGTATAACATAAACAAAACAACACGATGCAATTAAAGCGGATTGTATTGCTGTGTCAAAAAATATATCGGGGTTGTTCACTTTAAAAATTTCGCTTGCGTTAAAATCGTCGTTGGCAAACTCTCTAAAGACTAGTCTATCAGCTAAAGAGTCTACACCTCTAGCAGTCCACTCCAAAACAGAATTATAAATATTTTTTACTTGTGTCGGGATTACTAAACTTGGTGTCATATCTTTGTCGTCCATTGCGTAATAGCGATAACGCTTTTCAACTCCCGATTTATAAAGAGATAGCTTCCTCTTTAGATAATTCATTCCTTGTTCTGTCATTTTTGCTCCTTTATTTTTTGTATAACCGACTCCACAAAATCATCTTCATGGACATCTATCCCCTCAATAAGGGTTATCCCGGTAAAACCAAATTCAGCCTCATTTGCCAAAATTTCCTTTTTTAACTTTTTATAGTGTTGTACTAAATTACGGATTTTTTTAGGCTTTTCTGTCACGTCTGTGTTAGGATTTAGAACTTTCTTTTTTTCTTTCCTCTGCTCAGCTCGTTTTTGCTTCATCAATTTACGTTGTTTCTCACGATTGCCTTTCTTACGGCATTCTTCAGAGCAATACAAAGTTCTGTTTGTTTTTGCTTGGAAGGTTTTTTTACAAATTAAGCATTTCTTTTTCAATAAAATTCAACCTCCAAAAATTTCTAAATCCTAACGTGAGAAAAAATGTACAGTGACGGCGTGAAGCTCGGCCACATAGCCGATAGGGTCTATATGCCCCCTAAAATCAATTCTAATCGATTTTAAGTCTTCTTAATATAAATCATCATATTTATTCTTTAGATGCGTAGGACGTCCAGTCTCGGCTTTGTGGAAGATTTCTATTCCCAATCGTCCTTGGGACTTGCTGTTTGACATCAGAATAAAGTTTATCTGACTTTTGTCTGTTGCATTGCCAATGAGTCAACTGTAAGTTTTCCATAGCTGACGGATGACCACCTTTAGAAACTGGAATGATATGGTCAATCGCTGGACTCAAAGGGTGAGGATAGCGAAGCGACTTATCGACTGGCTTTCCGCAAATCCCGCAGAGGGCGGTAGTTTTTAATAGGCGGCGTTTGTTTTTTTCAAATGCAACACGGTGGGGGCCTTTTTTATCTGCACGCAACTTACTCATACATTACCTTCAATTCATAATAAAAAGCCACTCAACGAGTGACTTAAATTAAGACGGCAGGAATCGAACCTGCATGTCTCACATATCTAAATAGCAAGTTTGATAGTAGTTAAAGTTGATAACTAAATAAAAGTCTAATGGCAAAATGTTTATCTCTTCTTGCTATTTTGATAATACTATAATAGCACAACGATTACTTTAATGAGCTGTAATTCGCTACGAATTAATACTATAATCTGTTTTTATTTACTAATTACTTCATTTAATTTAATAATCGCTTTGCGTTTAATGCTATAAAATGTAGAACTGCTGATATTCAGTCCGTCCCAAGCTTCTTCAAAAGTATCATAAGTAAGATATGCAGCGATTAACACATTAATCTGCCCGATATCATCAAGCTTATATATGTTGTCTAACAACTTTGTCTTTTCTTTTTGCAATTCAGATATCTTATCAAGATACCATTCGTTTTGAGATATAATCGCAATATTCTTATCTTCTTGCGATTGTCTAATACCTCCCGAAACCTTCATATCGGAAAACTGCGGACTGGTTATCAAGATATTACTGCAATTCATTTCTTTTTCAAGTTCTCTTATTGATAGCTTGAGACCTTTCAACCTTTTTAGCATTAGTTCAGCTTTTGTCTGATTTCGACTCATTTAAGCAGCTCCTTATGATATAATGTAATTAGGATTTTATATTGGAGCTGGCTTGCGTGAGCCTGCTTTTTTTATTACCTCTCTTTCCTTTTTCTGCTGACTGTTTTTTGTGTTGTTAATTGTCGAGTATTAAATTTTTAGTTTTGTGTCAGCACTATATTTTCAGCGTTGCGCTTGTATAATCATCTGTGAGCGATAACAGACTTTAGATTTTTATGAAAAAAATGTCGGAGGATATTTCCCTTTCTAAAAATTTCGCTCTATAACTACGTAACGATTATTCCACGCTACGCAGCTGAATACTTACAGAAAGCTTCCAGGGTAAGTTTAACGAGTATTCCAGCTCGTAGACCCACAGAGCCATTGCAGGCTCTTAGGCGCTTGCGTGGGACTTTAATTTGCTTCTGTGTTTAATAGTTTAAAATGCCAAGTTTCATATTCACCATGATAAACGAAGCCTATAGAGTCTGCATCAACGATTTTATCGCATACAACATATGCTAAATCAGTATTTTTTAAATAATCTTTTTCACCATATTTAACAATAGCAATATCATGTTTTTCACCATTTCTAAAATAATAGCCAGAGGACAAATTATATTTGTCATTGTTAAAATCATTTGCATATTTTTTGGATATAAAAATTGTTTTTTCTTTCATTCCGCCACCTCTTCTCTAAACTGCCATGCCCAGTCGAAGTCTTTGCGGATTTCTTGTTCTGTGAGAACACGAATATTGCTATACCCTTCTAATTCATTTTCATAAACAGAAATAAGTTTCAATTCATTAATTACTTTTACTAAAATTAATTTTAAATCACTATTCGGATTAGGTATCTCAACCGTATACAGCTTCTCTTTTTCGATTGTGTAGCCAAACTGGTGCATATTGATTAGTGTTTTCATAGCATTCCAGTTGTTACCATACCAAAAGTAAATTTTGTCATAAGGCTTTTCTAAAGTCATTATTCTATGATGAAGATTATATATTTCCTTATACAAATCATTCTTATTTTTCTCATACCAATCAGCCACAAACTGTGGCACTTTAAGTTGTTTAACTTCTTCAACAATTTCAATTGCTACACCTATTGCAGCCATATAACCAGCGTAGCTTTCTTGTCCGTAGTTATCCAGATCATTGTCAAATTCTTTATTAAGTCTTTTTAAAATTTCGTCAATCATCCTCATCCCCCATTTCCTGTAAGTTCAAATTTAACAAATGTCATCCAATGCGTAGTACCTCTTTGTTGGCCAAAAAGTGGTGTAAACGGAATTGCTGATAAAACTTCTTTTACATTTATCTGACAATCAGACCATTTAAAAACTAAAGTTCCACCTACTTTTAGAACTCTCATGCATTCTTCAAAACCTTTTGAGATATCTTCTTTCCAATTGTCTTTATCCAGTTGGCCGTATTGCGCTTTCATAATTGACTTTTGGCCAACATATTTTAAGTGTGGTGGGTCGAAGACAACTAAGTTAAATATATTATTTTCAAATGGCATATTTCTGAAATCTCCCAAAACATCAGGTTTAACATTTACATGTTTTCCGTGAATATCAAATGTTTCTTGTCTAATATCCATAAAAGTGGTGTGTTCTTCATTTTTATCAAACCAAAATAGGCGGCTTCCGCAACAAGCATCCAAGATTTTAATTTCTGGCATAACTCATCCCCCATTTCCTGTAAGTTCCGCAATCCGCTTTGTCTGTCTCTGATTTTGCTCGCTAGCACGTTTAAGTTGCTTTTGTGTCCTGCTTAACTGTGTCCGCAATCCTGTAATTTGCGGTTCGTAATATTGTCGTGCATCACGGTAACTAAAACACGAAACAGTTATCATCATTCCCAACATTGCGATTGCAAGAAATAACAGTCTTTTCCAGTCGTTTTTTAGGACACTAATTATTTTATTAAAGTTATCACGTAAATTTTGCAACGCTTCATCTGTCGTCATTTCGTCATCTCCTCTATCCACTCAATGATATCTAAATACATATTTGCTTGTTCTAATTGCCATCTCCCAAAAACGGACAGATTGTCTTTTCCCCACTCATATCCAACAAGCCGTAAATCACGCTGTTCTGTCAGAAATGCAATTACTTCTTCTTTTGTCATTCTTCCACGCTTTCTAGTAATTCTGGATTTTCGTAGATGTTTCCGATAACTTCAACTATTGAATTTTCTATAATTTCTCCGATAGGAACATCATATGTATACTCATCAACAACTACGTCATACATAAACAATCCGTCTTTAAAATACACTTTATTAACAGTTTCATTATTTAGAAGAAAATCAATATGTCTAACAACATCACCCTCAAAAATCTCAGTTTCCTCTTTGTCTTTAAGCCCCGTTGATTGCATGAGGATATAGTTGTCAAGATTATCCTCTACAAAATGGAATGTCTCCATATGTCCGGGGCGAAACTCATCGTAAGCTAAGCTGCATCTATATATTTTGCGCACACTTAATTCAAAGCCGTCAACACCATACATCTTTTTGGTCTCTTTATTAAACACTCTAAATTTCGGTATCATCAGAATTCCTCCTGTTCAATCAATCGTCTAATGACTTCTATACAAACTTCTGCGTTATCTTCGTCATAATTATCATCGTATTCATTGATAGCAAGTCTAATGTCTCTTACTAAATTTTTATTAATCAACATCGGTTATCCCCCATGCTCTAAATTTCAGTATCGTTCCTCTTCCTCCATCCAGACAGACAACATCATGCAATAATTCGCCATGTCGTTTAAGGTGTCTATTAGGCTCTCTGAGACGTTTTGTTTATTCTGGGTAAGATTATATAGCCTGTTGTATTTATCGCTTATACGGACGATACCAGCCACATATCCGAAGTCGTTTAGAGACTTCTCGAAAGAATTTCCGTAATCTGCGTTTTTGGCTAAAAACATTTGATAATTTTCGTTGTATGCAGCTTGCATACTCTCTGCGTTTATTTTATCTGTCATGTGTTAT